AAGTGACGGAAAGGTCAGGTGGTTTTATGCTGCGCCCCCGTGGCAGAATGAGATGTTTCGACATTACTCAAAAAGTATGTACGATTCACTTCGGACTATCCATGAGGATTGCACATTTAACCAAGACAAGGGTGTAGAAATTGTTCGGCGTTGGTTGAGTGAAGGTCGTATCGTTCATTCGATCGATCTATCATCAGCTACTGACGCATTCCCTTTCGAACTAACCAAACTTGCTTTACGCAGTATGGCGGGTCGTGGAGGGAAACGAACCTGGAATACTTTCCTTGGACTTTACGAATCCCTAGTCTTGCGACCAGGGGCCATAATTCGTCATCCTATAGACTGGGAGCTTTCCCATGTCACATGGACAAAGGGGCAACCCTTGGGCGCACAGGCGTCTTTTGCAATGTTTGCATTGTCTCATCACTTCATGATAAGGATCGCCTTCTGGCGAACTTATAAGAAGTGGGATGTGTTCAAGGACTCCTACGTTGTGTTGGGGGATGATGTCTGCATAGCCGACGATAAAGTCGCTGCTATGTATAGACGACTCTGCAAGGACCTAGGCATGCCTGTGTCCGAGCATAAGAGTATCTCTTCTCCACGTGTAGCGGAATTCGGCGGGAGGTTAATTCTACCTCAGAAGCACGACTTTAAATTTAAAGCATTTAGAGTCGTCCCTGAGAACCTCCACTCCGCAATTAGTATCCTAGGTGCCAGAGCTATCCGGGCGTGTCGCCCGAGTTTCGAAAGAAACGTGATGGCTCTTATACCCCAAGCGGGGTATAATGGCACCAACCCTGGAGGATTCCCATTCCATCAAGTTGTCAAGTTTTTGACTTACATCTTAACAAGGCAACAGGAAGATCATAGTGATCTGTCTGAGGATCTCTACGCGACTCGTCGTCAAGTAGAGGTTCGCTCACACCAGAATTTCTGGAACCAGCCATGGGACCCCTCGGCAATATCGAAAGATTTGCCTGTCTATCGCTTCCATACGCACCCTGTTACGGGTGTAGTTTGGAAGTGGAAACCGTTCATCAAACGAAAGACCTACTCCGAAATAATCAGGGTAGCTCGGACGATCTTCACGGAATC